TGTAACCTGTGAAGGGTTACCAAGAGCAATGGAAGATACATCTGATGTTTCTGTCAATGTAGATGTTGCTTGTGCAAGATCTGAATAGATTGAGAATACAACTGATGATCCTGGCATTGCCTGTTGCACTGGCTTGACGTCTGCAAGTGAACGCATTACAGGAATGGAGCGAAGCGCCATTCTTACATACTGATCGTATGCTGCTTGTACGAGGTTGCTGATCGTCGAGCTAGAGGTAGGTGTACCTGTTGGGATAGCCATTTAGGTCTAGCCTTTCGTTTAGGATCGGATGTTAGAGTCCAGACAATCTAATGACTTCATCTAGCTCTTCTTTGCTGTTAGCGTTCATAAGTTTCTGCATAATGTCTCCGTTGTGTTCTGGCGAAGTACCAGAGTCTGCGGAGTTAGTCATACGCTTATATGCTGCAGCTTGAGCTGGATCTACATTAGGTGTTGCCTGGGTTTGGCTGGATTCATAGCCGAATACATCGGCATAATCATCTAGCCATTTAGACAGTGACTCTTCAGTTGGGTCAATGTCCTGCGGAATAAATGAAGCAATCTTGCTATTTACCCCGCGAGTTGCGAGGACATCCTTAATTGCTCGTTCGCGTTGGCCCTTGCTTAGGTTTTCAAACTGAGCACGAAGCTCTTGTAGTTCTTTATCCTTTTGCTTTGAAGCCTTGCGTAGTTGCTTTACAAGGTCATTCGACGAATCGTTTGTAGTGATATCGTCGTCTTCATCCTCGTACTCGTAATTGGACATATGTCCTTCTCCCTATCAGTTAGTTGATTGCGCCAGCCTCATATCCAAATGGGGATTTGGTATGGCTCTGACTCCTGGTATTATTGTCGCTCCACTAGGCCAGTAGTTCTAGTGGCAGGTTTATTGTTTAGTAACCGCCGGCGCGGTCACGTGCAAGCGCTCCGCTAGTTACACCAGATTGACCACCAAAGGTAGCCTTCTCAAGTCCAGTAATTTTTTGACGTTGCTTGCGTGCTTCTTGTTGCCCTGTAAGTTTGAATACTTCTGACTCTGCGGTTGCTTGGGTATATGGATCTTGTTGGTATATTGATGCCAACTCTGAACCACGCTGTAGTCCAGCACCGATTGTAGAATAACCTTCAGTAGCTGCTTCTTTATCTACACCATAACGCTGTAGTTCTTCTGCTCTTGCAAGGCTAGTTGTTAAACCCTTTTGCTGAAGGGCTGCTCCACCGATTTCGGCTGTTGTCACCTTGCGCTGGATGCTCTTGATAGCATTTACAGGATCAAGGGCGTAAGCCAAGATGTCACCATTTGTAATCTCTGGATAAAATTCTTTTAGAGCCTGTGTTATCTGTGGCGCACCTCTAATGACTCGTTCTTGAGCAGTCATAATGCGATCTTCAAGTTCAGTATTACTTACATCGCTAGCAATTAATTTTTCCAAACCTTCTTGTTTTCCATACAGTCCAGGGGTGTAGTAACTTGCAGGTAGACCATATTCACGCATTACGTTTTGGTATTGATCTTCTAATGCTAGATAAGCTGCAGGACTAAGAGCTTTAAATCCTGCTTTAATACGGGCATCATTTGCAGAGAATCGAGTCATATATGCTTTCGTATTACGCAAAGCCTCTGGCATTTGTGATATAGATGTTGCCTTCATAAGAAGATCTTTTCCATCTTCTACAAGAGCGCCAAGGCCAAGAGCATTAAACTCGTTGTATAATCTTTGATAAGCATCAGACATTTGGGAATCTTCAGCGGGAAGATCTGAGTCTGTATCATCAACAGCAACTGGTCTTGAACCGTCTGCTGCTAAACCATTGGCATCAACATCTACTGGACCAGAAGCGGTCTGAATTGTGCTGGCTTTTACCCATCCTACAACTGGTTCTACAAACCCTTCACCAGTTTCTTCAAATTTACGAACAGATGCAGGGGATGTAGCAGAGACTGTTTGTGTGTCAGTTTCTGGTTTTGTAAACCCTTGACCTGTTTCCTCAAATCTGCGAACAGATGCGGGAGATGTTCTGCTTGTTGGAGTAGAAGTACGCATTGCTGCGCGTTTAGTTTGTTCATCTACAATAGTAGCACTTGGTGCTGTAGGCATATCTCTATCTTTGCGTGCCATCATTACCCCATAAATCCAAAGTCACGTTTAACCTGATTAACCATTTCGTTGACCTCATCGTTAGCTTCTTGTGAGTATTTCCAACGATTATCTTTGCGGATCGCTTTCTGATAATCATACAAAGACATTTCTCTATCAGGTCCAATAGCCATACGAAGTGTTGGGTCATCTAATGAAATTGCGTTTGGATCTAAACTTAGACTTGATGCCATTGCACGCCTGTAAGGAGAGTAAATTGTAGCCAAATCTACCCCTGATGCAATTAACTTTTTTACATTTTCTGGCATACCTAGAGATGCAATATCTCGGATAGAGTTTTTAATACTGTCTATGTCTTCGCCAGTCTTTAGGCGTTGTTCAAAACTAGCAATCGAATCATCACCAAGGGTAACTCCATTTGCAAGGGCTGTTTTAATAAGTTCTTGGCGTGTTAGCCCAGCCTCGCTTGCTTCTGCGGTTGCCTTCTTATCTTGGATTACTTTAAGTTCAGGAGCAAATTTCTTATCCTTTTGAAACAATTCAATTAAGAACTGTTCTTCATCAAGGCCACCGGTAACAGTTGCTGTTACTTTGCCACCCTTAGTTACATACTGGGTTTTGGTTGCAGCCTTCTTCTGTGCTGTGGTTAATTTTTTACCAATGTATGCTACTTCTTCAGGTGTTGCTTCGCGTCCTAGTAACTTAACTGAAAGGTCTTGAACCTCTGCCGCGATCTTGGTTGGGTTCCAGATCTGGATATCTTCACGGACTGAAGGTTGAGCCGGTCCAGCGCCAAGAGAAGGAGGTGTCTCTTGGATTAGATATTCTCTAACTGTAAAATCTCTGCCTAGTCTTGAAGATTGTACAGCAGCTGCTTGCTGTGCTTCTATATAAGAATTGACTATTGATTCTGAATACTTACCAGTAGTTGGTACCTTAAAACCAGCATTCTTAAGAAGTATTGCTAATTCTTTACGTTGCTTTGAATCCATATTGTAGATTTCTACAGCAATAGGATCTACTGCTCCCTGAGAACCTTGCTGGAATTGGTTCTGGAATCCACCATATGGGTCTGGAGTTGTTCCAGATAAAGTGGACCCAGATGGCACTGAGCCACCTTTCCAGTTGTTATAAAATGCTGGTTTCTCTGCCATTTTAATCTCCAATTAATCTTGAGAAAAGAACATAATACGCATCTTCTGCGTTTGGATTACTTGATGCTATCTTTTCAAGTTCTGTCTTTGTATTTTGTTTTAGCAAATCCTTGTATGACAAGGCATTAGCGCTAGAACCTACAACGAGATCACGATTGTACAGATAGTCGTTATAAATTTTGGACATTCTTTTAATTGCATCAAACGCTTTCGGATCTGCCTTGCGTGCTTCGGCAGCCTGTGGACCACTAAGCATATTCTGCAAATCTTCATAAGAACGCTGGCGCGCTCTCTGGCGATTTCCACCTTCTGCCAACTCATCTTGAAGTATAGGGCGTGAACCCTTGAACTGTCTTGCCCATACATCCCATTGTTCTTTCAAGCGAGTCTTTTGGCTATCGCTAAAGGTGGTAGCAAGTTCTTCTTCGTATAAATCTTTTTGATCGTAGTAGAACTGGATATCACGAGAAGATTGAATATCCTGCAAGAAGTCATCAAGAGTTTTGCTAAACTTAACACCAGACTTAAAGAGCAAGCGATAGGCGTCAAAGTCAAACTCGCCTACCTTTGGCATTAAGAATGGAGCACCCTGTGGGTATGCCTTTAATAATGCTGAGTTCTTATCAAGCCATTCAGTGGTATCTGCTACAGCACGTACTACCGGAACTACATTATCATCTGATTCAGATACTGTGTATGGCATTTCGTCTGGGTATAGACGTAGCCATTCACCCATAGCCTTATCAAGGCTTCCGTCGTATCGAGTAATTAGATTATTAAATACCTGCTTAAAGTTAACTCGTTCATTATCCTTAACCCAATCAGCCATCTCAGACTTAAGTGTTACCTGAGGTGCTGCTGGTGCAAAGAATCCGAAGATAAAACGAACTGCTAGAACGCTTACTGTTGCAGCGCCAAGCTTATCCTTAAATGCTTGTACTTCAGCAGGGCTTGGTGGTTCCCACTCGCCAGTCTGTTCGTTGTATGTTGGCTTAACACCGTGACCTGTAGCCTGTAAGTATGTTGCTCCCTTACGGAAGGCTGAAGCATACTGGGATTGGCGCTCATCACGGCTTAACGTAGCCAAAAATCTACTTACGTGTGCAGGAAATATTGCATTAATCATTGGTTGATCTTCTGCATATACGCCAAGGATGTTTTTTTCAAACTTATCTAGGGCTGGTACAGCATTAAAGATAAATTTCATTGGAACTGCTGCTAATGGACCAGCAAATGTAGGGAACAATGAGTCTGGGTTCATTGAAGGTGTAAGCATATTCAGCTTACCGCTGAACTCGACAGGCATTGGTGCCTTGAAAGACTCTGGAGAACCAAAGAACTCTGACACATTCCTCATAGTTTGATACACAGGAGTCAATCCTGGGTAGAAAAAGTAAGCATCTCCGTTATCATCTTCTTGTACAAAGCCAGAATGTGTTACACCTTCATATGTAAGTGCCAATCGTGAGATTGATTCTGGGTTATAGCGTACAGTTCTATAGACACGACGATAGAAGTCTTCAGTTGCACGATAGAATCGAGCAAAGTTACGGCTTGCCATAGCCAACTGGCTACGCACTGCTGGGTTATCCACAAAAGCAAGAACTCTACTTATTGCGAGTTCTTCTGTAAGTGTAACAATTTCTTTCTTCGCTAATACAGTAGCAGCTTTGAGGTTGTCTCCATCAAGACCTTTTGTATGGATATCCATTATACGCTTTTCAAGACCAGATTCTGCGATCTCATTACGAATTTTAATCATTTCGTTAATGACGATTGGCTCACGTGAGAAGCGAGCATTGGCTTCTCCCATAGAATCCCAAAGACGATCTGTAACGCTTACACTAAAATTGCCGGTATCAGATACTGGTACAAGGGTAGGACCTGAGATAAACTCTGGTGTAAGGTTTGTATCCATCTTGCTTGGTAGATCTTCAAGGCTTAGGTTCTTTGTAGAAACTACATACTCACCGTCATCGCCAAGTGTACGTACCTTTGCAAGAAGATCTTCGTTAATATCACCGTTACGTTTTGAGTAAAGATTGCGAACTGCATCATATGCCTTCTTGGCGTGGACTGCGGTATTCCCACCAACAGATGGGTCATATAACTGGAATCTAAGACGTTCTGCATCTGTTAGGTTTGCTAGATAAGCACGCATTTCATTAAGTGCTTTTGTTTCGTCATCAAGATTTTTAACAGCGATTTTGGCTAGATCGTCTGTAGAAGTTACGCCTAATTGGACAAGCCAAGAGATACGATTCTGTTGATTTGCCACAGGGTTAAATTCTGTAAAGCCTGACTCACCTAAAGCCTGACGATATGCAACGCCGTCAATCTCAACAGCTGCCATCTTGCCATATTTAGCAACATCATCAGTTGCTTGAATATATTGGTCAGCCCCACGTAGAGCATTCTTGCTACCTTCAGCAACTGCACGTAAAGTATCATCAAGATTACCAAACTGAGCAATCTCTGCAATATACTCAGCGCCCTTTTTATCTAAGACTCTACCAAGTCCATCATTGAGCACAGCATCTGCCATAATCTTACGCACATCTTCTGGTGTCTGTGCTTCTCGAATTTGGGTAGCGTATTTCTTAAGTTCTTTGCGACGGGCTAACTTGTTAATAACACCAAGTTCTCCAGAATCTAGGTCTAGTTTAAGAGCCTTCTTGCCTACTTCTTTTAGTTTATCTTCTCCGGTTAAACCTTTTGATAAACGTATACGGGTTGAAAGAGCACGTCCTTGAACGATTCCCCAAGGAGAACTTCCAATAGCAAGGTGTGCCATTAAGTCTTCTGTTGCGTTACGAATAACAAAGCGTGGACCAGCAAGAGTTCCGAGAACCCAACCAGATAAAAGTTTGTCAACCCAACGTTGATGTGATAGACCCATAATTCTTCCGATAATACCAGAACGAACCGCTAATCTATCTAAGTCAACAATCTTTGGTACAGCAATGGCTGAAGATAGTTGATATGGGAATAACGCTAGTTGCTGATCCCCAAACTGTGCAGGGTTTCCCTTGTTAACTCCACCTACAACAATATCTGCTGCATACTTCTTCTCAAGACCTTTACCTGCAAACTCATCCATATAAGTTTTGCCAGCAGCAGCCTTTGATACGCCACGAATCTCTGCGACTGTATTCCAAAGACCTGTAAAGATTTGCTTGCGCTGACCTTCTGAACCCGCTGAGAATGCTTCAGCAATCATTTTGCTGTGGTAACGAGAGTTAGCAAGACGCGCTACTTGGTATATTTGAGTAGCAGCATTATCTGACATTACATCAAAGAAACCATCTTTGAAATAAGGGATAGTTGTAAACTTAGCTGCAAAACGATCTATGCGACCTTGAATAACATCAAGTGGCATACGTATAGCGCCAGAGGCGCCTTTAGTCTTTGATATAAATGCTTCATATGCTGCAATTTTAGATGGGTCATTAATCAATCCTGTGGCAATATCTGCATACTCTGGCTCAGATCCATAAAGTGCTGTAATAATCTTGCGACCAGACTTGTCAATATTGATAACCTTGCTTGCACCAGTGTAGAAAGCAATGCGTGCTTTACGTGCTGCATCAAGACGTGGGATCAATGGAGTCTGTCGAGCAGGTTGTCCTGCAAGAATCTTCTTAACATCTACAATATTTGCTAGATAGTTCTTAGCGGTAGGTGCATCTTTGACACCAGCCCTAATAAACTCATCAATAGCAGATGGACCAAACTCCGGAGCAATACGCTTGAGACGGATTGTTGCATCTGTTGCTGCTTTAATATCCTTAGAGGCACGTGCTGTTTTAAGCGTGCTAAGTTCTTTGCCGTATTCGTCAAAGAATCCTACTACTCTAGGATTTGTAAATGCTGCATCAAGTTTTTGAGGATTGCCAATGATCTTCATTAAGGCATAGTTAGCAGTATCGTATGCTTGCTTAGCCTTACCCAAAATAAGTAATGGGTCAGTGCGGAATCGGTATAAAGCGTCTACGCTACCCGAAATTCCTTTGTAAAGAAAACCTGTTCCTTCTAATGAACCAGGAAGAAGAGCGTTTGCAACTTGACGACCTGGTGAAAACTTAGAAGCAGCTACTGCATCATAAGCATCTTGGAATAATGGGTCTTGCTTCTTAGACGCCTTTACTGCAATTTGCTTTTCTGCTTCTGTACCAGTAGCAATAATTTCATCTAGTGGTACACCAGAGGTTGCCTTAATAGCAACGCTAATGCGATCTTGCCCAAACTTTGCTCTGGCTTTTTCCATTCGACCTTCATCGAATAGCAACTCTCCATTATCGCCAGTTGCTTCCCAGCCAGCCTTAAGACCAGATAAACCTCTAAGTTCACCTTGCTTCTTTTCAAGCGCCTCTACATCAAGTTGACTAAAACGATAAAGACGGGTCATAAAGTCAGAGGCTTCTTGTAGACCTGATAGTGCAGCACCACCTGTGTAATGCCAAGTGCTACCCCAGAAACCGCGTTTCTTTTCAGGCTCAGTTCCATTGAAATCTACAAGTGCCTGTTTTTGTGCTTGAGGCAACTGTGAATATTTTTGGACAGCCTGCTTAGCAGGTAGGTCAAGTAAAGACTTATGTGTATCTACAAGTTTTGATAAAGAATCAATTTGTTTCTTTTCATCTTCATTGAGTTGCGCCTGTGTTGCGGCTATCTTTAGGTTTTGGTTAGACATTAAAGTCCTTTAGATAGTGCTTGCTGGTAAAGAATTGTTATCTCACCACTTGTATCAAATGGTAATAACTTTGCTAAAGTATCTGAAAGTTTTTCTGCACTCTTATTAAACATAAGTGCACTGGACCCAGGACCTGGACCCATATCAATACCTGATGTGATTGGTTCATCTGGGCGTTCTGTTGGTGCAAATAATTCTGTGATAGGACCTGATGGAGTTGGACGTAATGTTTGTGTCGGTTCTGATACTGCATCAGGGGTCTTTCCAAGTGGAGCGCCAGATTTAATAGCCTGTGTCTCTACACCTTCGCCGTATGCAATAGAACCCATTTGGAGATTATCTGTACGTGTGGAGAATTTACCTGGACCTGCTGGCCCAGCCAGTGGATTCATCATACTCACTGTTGTTCCTCCTCTAAAGTTTCTAAGTCTTGCGTCATCTTTTCCCAAGCCTGATTAGTTTCAGTCTTATGGTTAGAATGGTAAATGCTTAATTCATATAATGATTCAAAGAATCCTGTTGCAACTTGCGATAAGTTATATGCAGTTTCTGTAAGTATTACTATTAAATCGGAATAGCGTATAGGACGACGTATTCTATTATTGTCCATCGTCCTATACACCTTCCATTAAAATAATTAACCCTTTTTTACTTTCTTGCCTGGGCGACCTGCTGGCATCATTGATGCCATTACCTTACCGCCGGCTGGCTTGGAGTGATCCTTCTTGCCTTCCTTTGGCTTTGCCATAGGTGCTGCTGCGCGTGATCCTTTATTCATATTTCCACCTCCTCTGCTTATGCTGCGCCGGTGATGCCGGCTAGTAGTTGTGCGATATCGGGACGTTGACCAGCAGCAGGGGCCGAACCAGCTTGTTCTTGTGGAGGTTGCTGCGAGGCAGTAGCGGGGGCCGCGCCTGCTGCTGGAATCTGTTGCTCCATACCTGGTGCCATAGGCGGCATCTCTGGGGTTGGTGCTGGCTCTGGTGCAAATGCTTTTTCAATAATGTTTTCTAGGGCTTGTCCCTTTTGGCGACCTTGGATAACAGCAGCGATACGGTTGATAATCTGTGAAGGGTCTTGGCCTTGCGCCGCGAGTGCTGGTATCGCCTGAGCATACTGAGCAACAGCAACGCGCAGAGAATCACGCATTTCTTCAATGTCAACACGTTGTTCCTCCTGTGTAACGTTAAGATCCATTGGGATCTCACGGCGTACATAGTCGCGTGATACGAGTTTATCTGAACGCATTTGTAGTAATGCAATGATGGCACGGTTAGGGTCCATACCAGACATAATTCCATAGCGTACATCTACGCCATATTCACCCTTAATGTCGCGTGATGGGATGTACTTGAGTACATAAGGTGTTCCATCGTCAGATCCCTTGATTGTCTTAGGGATTCCGCCAAATACTTTCTCATCTGCTTCAAAGCAGAGAGAAACAAGTTCTGTAAATAGTCGAGCAAATTGTGCTTGTGCTGCCTTGATCTGTGTATCAAAGCCTGCTTGTAGAGCCTGTACGCCACGACCAGTAACTACTGATGCGCTGATATCACCTGAACGTGACTCTGGGTAACGAGCACCAAGGCGTAGTTCACGCTCTAGTACACCGGATTCTGTAAAGACTCCAGGTGGTAGTTCTAGTGGTACACGACGGATACCTTGCGGATTAGCAGAACGCATAATCGCATCTGGTCCAAGTGCCAACTCCTGCACATCTTGTGGGATAGCAATAGGTGCTTGGATAGACTTCTCAGCTGCTTGGATCTGCAAGATAGCAAAGCGAGCACGGGCCAGTTGGACAGAGAGTACATCATCAAATTGACCGCGTGCTTCGCCATCTAAGGAGGAACGCATAATGGTACGTGCCATACACTTGCCAAGAATATTTGGCGTTGAGGATAGAACTAGGTTCTTACGCTCAGGAAGGTATAGCAGGTCTTGATCTTTGTCGTGATATCGAACCATTGATACATAAGGAGAGGATAGCTGATACTGATTGCGACCTAGGATCTGATCGTAGAACTCTGGATATTGTGATGCAAGTGTTTCAGCATCTGTAATAATAACCTGAGTAAGAGACAAGGTTCTGCCATAACGATCTAGTTCTGGGTATACACCAAATGGGTTGAGCATACGGACACGAGGATTGTTATCGTCATAGTCCATCTCAACCATACCAACACACATACCGTAGGTGTTATACCAATCGGCTGCTGTATACATCTGGAGTTGTAAGTCAGAGTTTGAGACATAGAAGTTAGCAATACGGGTACGCGTATCTGCGGCCTTACGTGCTGCATCAGAAACCATATTGGTTGCTGAACAGTTAAAGGATGGCAGTGGTGCCATTGCTTCTGCTAAGTCACGTGCTGCTACGTCAATGAAGTTAGCAACGAGAGGCTTTGGATAGTCCTCTGAAAACATCGAAGGAAATACCTTTGAGATATCTCCTTGACGCACCGAAAGTACATCACGCATACGCTGGTCACGCGCTGATGAGCGTGTGCGTAGGCGCGATAACTTCGCGTCAACTTCTTTGACTGATAACAATGTAACTCCTAATAACGGGGGATAAAACTACTAGCGCTTCTTACTTGGCTTTCCACCTGTTTGAGCAGATGTTGTTCCCTTTTTGCCTGTCATTGCAGCCATTGCTGTCTCTTTAAGTTGCTTTTTAAGATTTTTATCAGCAGCAGCAGTATTTGCTTTGCTTGTTGGTGTGGACTTTAATCCACCACTAGCACTACGGTAAGAACGTGTATTTAGTCTTGATCTTGCAGAAGTTCCAACTGCGGTAACAACGTCGCGTGCTTCGCGTGCTGTTGTCTTTGCGCGTCCTACAACCTTAGAAACTGTTGATGTGCCAGCCTTAGGCTTTCGTGCTGTTACCTTTGCCTGTGTTGCTGTACCACGTGCGGAAGCCTTATCCGCAGCACGCATACTCATAGGTTTTGGTGAATATGCTGTTGCTTGCTTCTGTTGAAGCTTTAGGGCACTAAGTGCCATCTTTTGGTCCATACTAAGACTACCATCTGCCTTTGCTCCCGTGCCTTGTTTGACATCTTTTAGAAGTCTCTTTAGGTAGGCCTTATCGGCATCACTCATTTTCTTTGGTTTTGGTGCCATTTCTATTCTCCTTAGTTAAGTTTTTATCTATTCTTTGTTCCGAAGATTCCGCCACCAAAGCCACCCATAGCGCGACCACCTCTAGGCTTAGTCTTATTTTTCTTTGTTTCTGCTTTTCGAGCAGCCGCTTCATTTGCTTGAGCAAGAATTCTGTCAGCCGCTTGACCTGCTTTTTTCAATCTTCCTGGTGGGTTTGGTATTCCCAAACCTATTGAACGGTCACGAGCAATTTTTTCAGCAGCAGTCATCTTAGGACCAGTACCTTCTCTGTACTTTTTACGTACTGCTTCAGCGCGTTGTGCAGCAAGACGATTTGCTTCAGTTCTAGCAGGAGTCTTTTTCAAAGGCTTATTAGCAGCCTTGAGTCCGGCCTTCTGTGACTTGGCATCTTTCTTACTTCTTGATGCTTCTTCCGTTTTTCTTTTTACTGCAAGTGCTTTGTTTGTTTTGTCTGCGTTATCAATCAAAGAATACTTGCCTGGAATAGTTCTAATTAATTTTGAGTCATCAGACTTCTTAGTTGTTTTTCTAACTGCCATTGCTATCTCCTTAGATCACTCTCATTTTGTTTTGTTCTGCGAACGCTTCTTCTAAGTTGATGACTGTTCGCTTGCCTAGCTCTTGGCGAGATAGGAATGGATTTTTCATATGGTGGGTGGCATACTTGCCATAGTTGAGCATCTCACGTGCTCGGATCTCACAGAACCAGAGAGCCATTACCATATCGGTCTTACCCTTAGTCGTTGGAGTCCAGGTAATTAACTGCTCGATCAAAGCCTTGATATTCTCGGTCTGAT